TCCAAAGGTCTCTAATAACCTAATTCATCACCCATCCAGATTTTATAATCTGTAGAAAATGGAGTGACAATAACTGGTAAGACAAGCTTCTTATTTTCGTGAAGCATATCAGAATCCGTCATTGGTTCGTAATCAAATAAATTTAATTTCGATAACAGATTCCGACTTTTGACCCAGACATCATTATTATGCCAAAGAGCTTTTTCAACGCTCTTCATCTCTTCTAACGCTACCTGCAATTTCGCAAATGGCAGCTTCATTAAGAGATTAATGGTCATTAATTTATAAAGACGTGAATATTCATCTTCAAGAGTGTGCACTTCACCTTTACGGTGACAGTATTTGAAAAGAGGTTCCCCCATGTAAAAACTTAATGGTTTTAGGTCCCTCTGCACTAATTGATGCATATTCCACTCACAAGCGTCTTTCGGTTTAACCGGCATGTACTTGCGATCACTATTCATATGAACTTTGATCACAGTAGCAACAATCCGATCCAATTTAGAGATTTCTTTCTCGTCATCAACTGGTAAACCGACCCCTCCCAACCATTCTGGTACAAACCATGGAATGTTTGGATATTGTTTGAGGGCATTAGCGTTGTAATATATAAATCTTCGCTTCACTGCGGGCCACAGGTCTTCAGGGCAACTTCGTTTAAGTTCCCGGCATATCACACCTAGTTGGTGTATCCCCACTTGGGGTTCATAAGATGATTTATCACCTTTGCCTTGCCTTTTACGCCCCATCATCAATCCTAAATTGACATATTTGCGCTCTTTCCAAGAGACGCCGTCAAATTGAAATATTGTAGAATTGATGGTACAAAAAGTGTTGGAAAAATAAGTTTTTCCCATGCTGGACTTGAGTCCCGCGATCGAGCAGATAGATTCCCATAATGGTCGAATCCGTCCAGTTTTCCCCCTAAGTAGACAGTCATCCCCGTTCACCCCTAAAGGTGCAATGGGTCCACTGCCTGGGAAAGGTCTATTAATTAACCTATAAACTGTTAAATTTGCTCTTTCAAGTGCCATACGGCACACTGTCGCGTTCGCAATACACAAAAACGGAAAAGAGGTAATGGATCCCATTAATTGGCCATTCTTTTGAACCCTCTTTTCTTGCAACATAATTTCTTTTCCATATTTATTAAAGACACCTGAGGGTACCATTTTAACAAAAATGTGTCGAGTCAATGACTTGAGCATCATCGCCCTCTTCCAGATCATAAAATCCTTTGGAAATTTTTGCATGTCATCTAGTGACATATTCTCACCTTCACAAATCATTAATTCATCGAGAATCGTTTCCGAAACCCAACTATAAATTTCATTGGTTGATGCGACATAGTCACCTGAAACTCCTTGCTCATCTGCTTGAAGTTGACCTAAAATCCGATCAATATCGGCTGGTTCAACGTAGCGTCCTATGAGCGCGAAAACTTGTTCAGCTTTTAATACCGACCACAAGTGTTTCTGAGAAGTCTTCAGGACTGTGTAAAGCTGGGGTGGTCCTTTGGATATGACACGAACCTTTAAAGGTTCAGGTAAACCTACAGGAAGAACACAAGGTTCTTCGGTTTTCGCCTGTTCATAAACTTCCCAAATGACTTTTTCCCACTCTGCCTCCAACAATGTTGTGTCCGCTAAAAGGACTGGTCCAAGACAGGGTTGTTCAAAACCTGCTTCTTCCATTTTATTAATCTCATTTAACTCATGAGCCCCACGTTCCCCATAATACTTGGGAATCTTTCCACTAAACTCCACGAACTCTTCACCGAATTGCACCAAATCATCACCTCTTTTCCCGAGGTTCTGCTTTTCATACATATCGGATACTGATCCGCCTTTAGTTCTCGACCAAATATAATTGGCCGATGTGGAAGGAAAGAACGGTTCGATGAACATCTTATAAGTGAATTGTTTATCACCAAAGATTTCTCGAACAGTTCGACGAAGCTCCAACTTTATATCTTCAACCGAGATATCGAATGTTTCAATTCGATCTTCGATATTCATCCAATTAAATGGTGCATGCACCTTATGAATGAATTCGACTCTCTGGTCTGGAACCTGACTAGGCTCAGTGGTCAGCTTTTCTGCTGTTTCTTCCACTGCCTTTAAAACCAACGAATTGGGTACGTCAGGCATAGATTTTTTAAGTTGTTGAGTTGTATCAATAAATTGCATAAATCGATCAAAATTCAAACGCCTCAAATTCACTAGGAATTCATGAGCGACACCTCCTAAAAGTTGTTGTGGTTGAAGAAACTTCATTAAACCATCTTTTTCGGAGTGAATGTACTTGCGGTTCTTTACCTGAAAATTCATTTCAGGAACTGCAGGCTGATCTTGATCACGATAAAATGCAAAGAGGGATGCGAATTTCCATTTAAGGATTTTAACCCACGACCCCTCACCATTCAGCGACACAAAACACAAAAATCTGTGCATTGTCTTATATCTTGCATGATTGGAACGAATAATCCTCAAATACTGATCTTTATGAGATAGCATTATCTTCTTATGTGTTCGCAACCACCCATCGGTCCTCGGACTCTCCATACCAAAGAGAACATATAGTTCTACTATGGATGAGATCGCTTGATCGATTTTAAAAACCTCTTCTTCCTCAATGGAGTACTCTCGCGCAAGTAGCTTGAAGTTCTCCAACGTAAAAGTTTTATCACCATAAAACTTTTTCAATTTGGAAGAAAAGGATTCTGTGAGACTCTTTGTCTCCACCATTTCTGGTAACACATCGTGTGGTAAACCACTCGCGTTGTCCAA